TCATAGAGTTTACGCTTGGCTCTTCATGGGTAGAGCCTAAACTGTTTGAGGACTTTGTGAAAGAGCGTACTGGGCTTGATGTTACCTTGCTCAATGTTGGCGGCACATGGATAATGAAAGCACCGTATTGGGTGAACACGGAGCTGAACAAGGCTATGGGTGTCATCAGCGAGAAATGTGATAGGACCATCCTCGGACACGAACTCATAGCAGCAGCCCTGCAAAACAAGACTATCAGCGTGACGAAGAGCGTCAAGCACTATGACGGCTCAACCGAGACCATATCAGACAAGGAAGCCACACTTGCTTGTGCCAACAAGATAGACGAGCTACGGCAGGATTTCAAGGACTGGGCGCGTGAGAAGATGCAGAGCGACACCGAAATGGCAGAGCGCATGGAGCGTGTCTATAACGAGCAGTTCAACAACTATGTACCCAAGAGCATACCCGATGAGTTCATACCCGACCATTTCGGAGGCGCAGCCCGTATCGTGAACGGCAAGGAGTTCCACTTGCGTCCTCATCAGGCAAAGGCGGTGATACTGTCCACTACACAGCCCACCATGCTTGCCCACGAGGTAGGCACAGGCAAGACCTACACCCTTATCACCACGGCAATGGAGATGCGCCGTCTTGGCACGGCACACAAGCCTATGATAGTCGTGCAGAACGCCACTGTGGGGCAGTTTGTCGCCAGTGCAAAAGCACTATACCCCAACGCCAAGATACTCACGCTTGAAGACGCAGACCGCAACAAGGAGGGCAGAAAGAATTTCTATGCCAAGATACGCTACAACGACTGGGATATGATTGTCGTTCCGCAGTCCGTGTTTGAGCGCATCCCCGACAGTCCAGAGCGTGAGGCGAGGTTTGTAGAGGACAAGATAGAGGAGAAAATACGAGTCCTTGAGCAGATGCGAGAGGCAGATGAAAGCGGTCGCGATCCGATGGTACGCCGCGCGGAGAAAGAGCTTGAGGACTTGCAGGACGAATTGAACGCAATAAGATTAGGCATAAAATCCGAAGCGAAGTCCGTCAAGAAAAAGGAGAAAGACGCAAAGCGTGAGGCCACCGTTCGTGAGAACGCAGCCGTCAAAGCAAAAGAAATGCTCGACCGTGAGACCGATGACACTTTGGACTTTGACGGTATGGGCATTGACGCATTGCTTATTGACGAGGCACACGAATACAAACATCTTGGCTTCGCCACCGCCATGCAACGTGGCGTAAAGGGTGTTGACCCATCGTATAGCAAGAAGTCGCAGGGAGTGTATCTGAAAACGCAAGCCGTGTTGGAGAACAACAACGGACGCAACGTTGTGTTCGCCACTGGCACACCTATCAGCAACACGGCAGCGGAGATATGGACTTTCATGCGCTACCTTATGCCAGCCGATACGATGAGAGAATACGGCATATTCTACTTTGACGATTTTGTGCGCAACTTCGGTCAGATACAGCAAGTGCCGGAGTTCAACGCCAGCGGCAAGTACAAGGAAGTAAACCGCTTCTTGGGCTACGTCAACCTGCCCGAACTCGTGCGTATATGGAACAGCGTGGCCGACACCGTGCGCACTGTTGACGCAGGAGGCGTGAGCGACAAGATACCCGAAATGGAGGGCGGCAAGGCGCAGGATGTGTTCTTGCCGCAGACAAGGGCGTTGCGTGGCGTGATGAAATTCGTCAAAGAGCAGCTTGACGATTATGACAAGATGAGCGGCAAGGATAAGAAAGCACACAGCTATATACCACTCACGATGTACGGAATAGCCAAAGCCGCAGCCGTGGATGCCCGTTTGGTTGTTGATGACGCTCCCGATGAGCCAAACAGCAAGACCAACGAGACCGTAAGGCAGACCTTGCGCAGTCTTGAAGAGACAAAGGACTACAAAGGCACAGTAGCCATATTCGCCGACAACTACCAAAACAAACACAGCGGCTTCAACCTCTATGAGGACATAAGGAAGAAACTCATTGACGCGGGAGTACCCGAAGATGAGATTGTCGTGATGAAGTCGGGAATGAGCGTAAAGAAGAAACTTGACATCTTCGACCGTGTTAACCGTGGAGAAGTGCGTGTCATCATGGGCAGCACGTTCACGCTTGGCACTGGTGTGAACATACAGGAACGCTTGCATACGCTGATACACGTTGACGCTCCTGTCCGTCCTATGGACTATACGCAGCGCAATGGCCGCATTTTGCGGCAGGGCAATATGCACAAGGAGTGGGGTTTGCCTGTGCGTGTGCTTCGCTTCGGTGTTGAGGACAGTCTTGATGTTACAGCCTACCAGCGTCTGAAAACAAAAGGAGCGATAGCCGACAGTATCATGAATGGCAGGAAACTGATAGACAACAACATGGAAAACCGTGTGCTTGAGGAAGAGCAGGACATCTTCGGCGACATCACGGCACAGTTGTCGGGCAGTCAGTATGCTTTGCTGAAGAACCAAGTGGAGAAAGAGCTGAAGAAGTTGGAAACTCGCAAGAAGCAATGGGAGCAACAGCAGGTCTATATCCACAACCAACGCCCGAAGCTGCAAGGACTGATTAAGGCAGCGGAGCAGCGCAAGGCACAAGCCGAGGACGCTCTTAAAAAGGTGGAGGCGGCGACCGACCACACCATCACCATCGGCAAGCAGCAGTTCGGCAGCGTCGATGAGATGGGCGACTACATCAAGGAGTTCAACAAGAAGCAGAGGGAGACGCAGGAGCAAGTGCGCCAAGACCCGAAATATAACGCATCGCAGACCCGCAGCCTCACGGTGAATGTCGGTGGCATAGATTTCCATATCAAGAGCGAGATAAGCAAGGAGCAGCGCAAGGAGAAAGGTCAGTTGTCATTGTCTTTCTACGCATCCACGCAGATGCACTACGACTGCCCCGCACTCGGTTTGGAGGGTGTGCCTGTAAAAGGTATGCAGATAAGGAACGCCCTTGACGACATCGTGCAGAACGTGATGAGCGGAAACGATTTCAGAGAGCGCATAGAACATGCCGAGGCGAGCGTGGAGCGCAACAGGAAAGAGCTTGAGACCCTCAACGCACAGGACGGCAAGCCGTTCACAGATGCGGAGAAACTCGAAAAGGCGAAAGAGAAGTATGATGAATACGACGAGCTTATGCGCAAGGAACTGGCGGAGAAAGAAGCCAAATATGCGCAGATGGACAGCGAGGTGGAAACGGCTACTGGTGTAACATCTGCATCCGAGGAAGAAGAAAACGATAGCAACAGCGAAAAACTGTACCGCACAGATGATGAAAGTGTGCTTTATCGCATCCGTGAGGAAGAAGCACCGAGAAAGACAGGCATAGGTTACAAGGTTTTCTTCTTGAAGAATGGCAAATTATATCCTCCAATGGTAGCCAATCCCAACGGAGAGGAAACGCCTGTAGGCGTATGGCTTGATGCCGACGCTGCACCGATAATTGGCCAGACCAAGACAGGACGCAACCAAGTGAAAGCAGGAGGCAAAGGCACACAAGGCGGAAGCGGTACTTTGGCCTATCGTCCCGGTTGGCATTTGGGAGAGATACCGTATGCACTGCAATTCAACAGAAGAAATCCCGACACTGGCGAGAAAGAACTCTTCCCGAAAGACTTTGTTTGGGCAGAGGTTGAGTATGCTGATGATGTGGATTACCAACAGGAAGCCCATGACGCAGGTGTCAATGCAAACGGCAAGTATCAACATTCGCTTGCAGGACTGCCCTATCTGCCTACCAATGGCAGTTACAAATATCGCACAAATCCTAATCCCGAAACCGACCCGTGGATAATCACAGGCGCAATGCGTGTAAGACGAGTACTGAAACCGAGCGAAGTTGATGAACTCGTAAGAAAGGCAGGGAGAGAACCACAAAAACGTGAAGTTGGTGCAGTGGACGACACGACCATTGACGCACTAAACAAAGAGATAGAGCAACGCAGAAGAGAAGCCGATGGCGAGGTAACCGATGAGCGCATATCCTACGAGAATGACCCATTGGCGGAAGCCCTTGGCGGCTCGTATCGTTCCGCACGGCAAAAGAAAGAGTTTGCAGCAAGGGAGCGTCAGAGAATGCAGGACAAGGTTGAGAGCCTATCAAAGACGCTTGGCATTTCCAATGAAGTGGAAATCGTGAACGACCTTAATAGTCTTGACAATCCAAAAGACCGCAGGGCAAAGGGATGGTATGACCGCAAGACTGGCAAGATAACCATCATCGTGCCTAACCATGTGAGTGTGGCCGACATTGAACAGACCATGCTCCATGAGGCAGTAGCCCATTATGGACTGCGCAAATTGTTCGGTGACCGTTTCGACACTTTCTTGGACAATGTGTTCCGTAACGCTGAAGAGGACATACGCAAGAGTATTGTGGAGTTGGCGAAGAAGCGCAACTGGGATTTCCGCACGGCAACCGAGGAGTATCTTGCAGGTCTTGCGGAAAACACCAATTTTGAGAACATGAACGCCTCATGGTGGCAGAAGATAAAGAGTTGGTTCTTGGATATGCTTCACAAGTTGGGCTTTGAGGGATTGAAAACGGAAAAAGACCTCTCTGACAACGAGCTTCGCTATATCCTCTGGCGGAGTTATGAGAACTTGAAAGAACCCGGTCACTACCGCAATGTGTTTGCCGTAGCCGAGGACATTGCCACACAGCACCGTCTGAAAGTGGGCAACTACACCGTGCGGAGTGAGGAAGCTGAAAGCAAGGTCGCAGAGGATGGCAAACTGTACCGTGACGACACCGACCCGATAGACAGGGTAAGTGTGCGTGGTGATTATGAAAGGGAGATAGCCAGCAGTATGTACCAGTTCCAAGAAGCGATGCAGGACAGTATGCTTGGCTTGAAAACCCTTATGGAGAAGATTTTGAAAGCAAGCGGACAAAAGGAAGCCGCAGACTTCGAGAATGCTTATATGGCAGAGAACGCGTTGAGCAGCAAAAACAAGGCAGAGGCTGACGCATACAAGAACCTTGTGATGAAGCCATTGCTTGATGCCATTGCCGACTTGAAGAAAGAGGGCGCAGCCCAAGAAGAAATCACGGACTACATGATGGCCAAGCACGGACTGGAACGCAATGCTCTTATGGCGCAACGCGCGTTTGATGAGTACCAAAAGGCGCATCCGACAGGCCAAAAGACCCTTTCAGACTTCCTTGCCATAGACTATGCAGGACTGACAGCACTCACCAACGAACCCGATGTGCCACTTGCGGCAGCGGAGGCGCAGCGAATGGTTGACGACTTCGAGAGCGGCCACGACACCACCGACTTGTGGGAAAAGACCAACGCAGCCACGAAAGCCACGTTGTCAAAAATCTATGAAAGCGGCCTGTTGAGCAAAGACCGCTACGAGGAAATAAGGGATATGTATGAGTATTACATCCCTCTCCGTGGTTGGGACGACACTACGAGCGATGAAGTGTATGGTTACCTCACGAGCAAGAACGGTGCTATGCGTGGCAGTATCATGAAGAAAGCCGAGGGGCGCAGGAGCAAGGCCGACGACCCGATAGCCACCATCGCAGCAATGGCGGAGGCTGGCATATCACAAGGCAACCGCAACATGATGAAACAGAAATTCTTGAATTTCGCCCTTAACCATCCGAGCGATGCGGTGAGCGTCAATGGCCTGTGGCTGAAATACGATGATGTGACAGATGAGTGGTCGCCCTTGTTCGCCGACATAGACAAGGATGACGATGCAGCCACCGTGGAGCGCAAGGTCAAGGACTTTGAGGACAAAATGAAGCAACTCGCGCAGCAAGAGCCGGACAAATACAAGTATGGGAAAGACACTATCGGAATACCATACGTGGTGAAGCCCGGCAACATCAGCGAGCATCAAGTGATTGTGCAAAGAGGCGGGCGCACTTACATTCTCACCATCAACGGCAATCCGAGAGCGGCGCAAGCACTCAACGGACTTACCAACCCCAATGTGGAAATGGAGGGTACAATCGGCAATATTCTGAAAGCGGGTGATTACATCAACAGACAGATGAGTGCGTTCTATACCACACGCAACCCCAACTTTGTGGCGAGCAACTTCATTCGTGATGCGTTGTATGCCAATAGTATGGTATGGGTAAAGGAAAGTCCGAACTACGCTTTGCGTTTCCACAAGAACTTTGCGAAGTACAACCCCACTGTTGTAGGTTATCTTCTCAACAAGTATGAGAAAGGAACGCTTGATATGGGCAACAAAACGGAGCAGATGTTTTACCAGTTCATGATGAACGGAGGTGAGACAGGCTACACCGTGCAGCGTGACATAGAGGCGCACAAGCGCACTGTTCGCAAGGAACTTGCCAAGCGCAACAGTCGCATACCGTTGAGAAAGGCATTCTCCTTGTTGGGTGAGCGGTTTGATGATTTGAACCGTTCTGTTGAGAACTGCGCTCGTTTCGCAGCATTCGCCACAAGCCGAGAGATGGGCAGAAGCGTGGAAAAATCTGTATGGGACGCAAAGGAGATAAGCGTGAACTTCAACAAGAAAGGCGCAGGGTCAAAATTCCTCAATGCCACAGGGCAGACCAACCTCGGAAAGATTGGTGCTTTCGTGTCGGGTGGAGGACGCATTGGCTATGTTTTTTGGAATGCAGCGATACAAGGAACGTACAACTTTGGCAAAGGCATAGCCAAGCATACTGCAAAAGGAACTGTCATGTTGGCCGCAACCTATCTGTTGGGTACACTCATACCATTGTTGGGCGGTGATGGTGACGGCGATGACGAGAAGAACTATTACAATCTGCCCGACTTTGTGCGTAGGAGCAACATCTGCTTCCGCATAGGCGACAAGTGGGTGACCATTCCGTTGAGCGTGGAATTTCGCAGCATGTACGGACTGGGCGAGTTGGCAACCAGTGTGATGACAGGCAACGAGAAATTGAGTGGCGGTGAGATTGCCACGAAGATTGCCGAACAGATTTCACAGGCATTGCCCCTTGACTTCATGGAGGGCGGTGGCGGACTGTCAGCAGCCATACCAAGCAGTGTGAAGCCCGTTGTGGAAGCCTACATCAACAAAGACTGGACGGGACTGCCTATTTATAAGGACACACCTTATAATAAGAACGACCCCGAATGGACAAAGGCTTACAGCCGCACGAACCACAGCCTTATCAAATTGAGTAAGACACTTAATGAGTTGACTGGAGGCGATGACTACAAGAAAGGTTGGGCTGACATTAATCCTGCCGTCATTGAACATCTGTTGGAGGGAGCATTCGGAGGTGTCAGCACCACTATCAACCAAATGCAGAAAACGGCAGAGACCATTTCGGGCGAGCGTGAGGTTGACTGGCGCAACATCCCGATAGCCTCTCGTGTGGTGAAAAACGCCGATGAGCGTACAAAGATGCGCAGTGTGAACGAGAAGTATTTCAAGTATCGTGATGAGTACAACGAGACACAACGGTTGCTGAACAAATACGAGAACGCAGCCGATGAGGGTCTTATGGAATATGCCGAGAAACTTGACTTTTTGAACAACTCCAAGCAGATGCAACGTTTTGAGGTCATGGAAGATTATATTGACGACATAAGCGATTTGCAGGACGACATCAAGGAAGCCGAGGACGATACGGAGCGCGAAGAGCTGCAAGCCGAGCAAGACAGTCTCAAAGTTGAAATGGTGGAAGCCCTGCGGATGTTGGACGAAAAGAAATAAATAAAACAGTCTGATGGACGCATTGGCTTAATTTTGCAAGAAAACGTAATACAAGGATATGGCAACAGAGAAACTACACCCTTTAAGCAGGGTGACACAGCCCAAGTTGGAGATGGACACGGTGAAACGGTCGATGCGGTTTGACCGCCGCCGTGGCTTCGACGTGCTGTTACAGGCGCAGCAAGCATGGGGCAATATGGACAAGTTCCGCAAGGACAGGGAGCGCAACAAGCGTTACACATACGGTGACCAGTGGGGCGACTATGTTACTGTTGACTGCGAGGAGATGACCGAAGAGGAATACATCAAGACGCAGGGCAGCGTGCCATTGAAGAACAACCTCATACGCCGTCTTGTGCGCAATGTGCTTGGCGTGTATCGCAGTCAGAGCAAGGAGCCTACCTGTACGGCGCGAGACCGTGACGAGCAGAAACTGGGCGAAACGATGAGTACCATCCTTCAATGCAACATGCAGATGAACAGGATGAGCGAGGTGTACGCGCGTTCAATGGAGGAGTTTCTGATAAGCGGTTTCGTGGTGCATCGCAAATGGTTCGGTTGGCGCAATGACAAGCTTGACTGTTGGACGGACTATGTGCAGCCAAACAACTTTTTCATCGACAGCAATATGCGTGATTTCCGTGGTTGGGACGTAAGTCTGCTTGGCGAGGTGCATGATGTGAGCTTCGAGACCGTATGCCGTGAGTTTGCCCAAAGCCCTGCCGATTACAGACGGCTTTCAGACATCTACACCTTTGCGCGAAACCGCCAATACCTATCCAACAACTATGAGAAGTTTGGCTATTCACGCTTGCAGAACTTTGATTTCCTTTTCACCTCCGACCCGACACGTTGCCGTGTGATTGAGGTGTGGCGCAAGGAGAGCAAGCCGCGCTACCGTTGCCACGACTACAACAACGGTGATGTCTATAAGATAGACGAGGAGGACTATGCAGACATGGTGGAAGCCGTGAACGACGACCGCATAAGGCGAGGCACAGCGGCAGGAATGCCACTGGAGGAGATACCACTCATACAGGCCACATGGTTTATGGATGACTACTGGTATTACTACTACCTCTCCCCATTCGGCGACATATTGGACGAGGGCGAGACACCCTATGAACACAAGAGCCACCCCTACGTGTTCAAGGCATATCCTTTCATTGACGGAGAGATACACTCATTCGTTGCCGACGTGATAGACCAGCAACGCTACACCAACCGTCTCATTACCCTGTATGACTGGATTATGAGGGCGAGCGCAAAGGGCGTGCTTCTGTTCCCCGAAGAGTGCCTGCCCAAAGGAATGAACATAGAGGATATTGCCGATGAGTGGAGCAGGTTCAACGGAGTGATAGCCATCAAGACCAAAGGAGCGGCACAACTGCCGCAGCAGATAGCCAACAACTCCACGAACATAGGCATCAGTGAGCTTCTGAACATACAGCTGAAGTTCTTTGAGGACATCAGCGGTGTGCATGGGGCATTGCAAGGCAGACAGGCAGGAAGCAACGTGAGCGGCACACTCTACAACCAACAGACGCAGAACGCCACGATGTCGTTGCTCGACTTGCTTGATTGCTTCTCGCAGTACACCATTGACGCAGCCTATAAGGATGTGAAGAATATGCAGCAATACTACGACACGAAGCGAGTGTTCAACATTGCGGGCAAGAGCGGCGCACAGATAGAGTACGACCCGAAGAAGACACGCGACATTGAGTTTGACTTGAGTATCACCGAAAGCACAAGCACGCCCGCCTACCGACAGATGGCCAACGAGTTCTTGATGCAGATATGGCAAAGCGGACAAATCAGCTTGCAGCAGTTGCTCGAACACGGTGATTTCCCGTTCGCTGATGAGCTGTTGCAGAGTTTGCAGAGCCAGCAAGAGCAGTTGGAGCAGGGTCAGACCCCCGACGGTCTCTCGCCAGAACTGCAAAGACAGGTGCAGCAAGGGGCGGACATGAACGCCGTTAACAAAGCCTACGGCATGATGAAGCCACAACAGGCGGCATAGGCTCTTTGTGCGTTGCAGCAAGAAAAGGAGTGCGGAACAACATCCACACTCCTTTTTGCTTACTTTGATTTCCCTGCTTTAATACGTTGCATATCGGCGTATGCCTCACACCAGCGGAAGTATTGTTCCACTTTGCGCTTGCGCAAATAGGGCGTTATAGGGTCGTGTCCGTCAGCATAGGGCGTGAAATAGAAACATTCGCGCAGGAGGTCGAAAGTGCGCACGTCTTGTTTGATGTAGTGCTTGCGTTTGAGGATGCGGAAGTTCGCCTTGTCCATAATGGCAAGTTTGCCATCGGAGGTCGGCAGCACATAGTAGCGTGTGGGGGACTTCCGATATGCCTCGTCAGCCCTGTTCACAGCTTCGCGAAGTCGAAGCATAGCCTTGAATTTCTTAAAAATGTTCATTGCTTTTATTGTTTTGTTACAGTGTTTCCTATACATTAGGTCTAATAGTCATTTGGTAGGCTGCTGAGGGGGTAGGTTGCGTCATGTGGTCATTTGGTAGGCTGTTTTTTCACATAGCTATTGCAGCATTGAATTGCGCTGTGTAACTTTGAGGCATCGGGTGAAAAGGACGCAGGCTCTGCTGGGGAGCAACCTGCCAGAGATAGCCCGATGAGAACAGCACGAATGCGTGTGAAAGTGACGACGGAGAAAACTCTGCCGCCACTTGTG